CCGCAACGGGAAAATCATCATCCCGACGCGGTCGCGCACGCCAACGATCGCCGGCTCGTTCGTCGGCGAAGGCTTGCCGATCCCCGTCCGCCAGGGCGCCTTTACGTCGCAAACACTCACGCCGAAAAAAATGGCGGTCATCACGACATGGACACGCGAGATCGACGAGCACTCGATCCCGGCGATTCAGGGATTGTTGCGCGACGCTGTGCAAACCGATACGGCGATCGCGCTCGACAGCGTCCTGATCGACGCCAATGCGGCGACCGCGATCCGGCCGGCCGGCATCCTCAACGGCGTTTCGGGCTTAACCCCGACCGCGGGCGGCGGCTTTACCGCGCTCACCGGCGATATCAAGGCGCTCACCGGCGCGTTGCTCACCGGCACGCTCGGCAACGTCCGCAATCCGGTTTGGCTCATGAATCCGCAACAGGTCAACAGCATCGGGCTTGTCGCGGCACCGGGCGCCGGCGTGTTCCCGTTCCGCGACGAGATAGGCCGCGGCACCCTGGGCGGTTGGCCGGTGATCGATTCCGGTACGGTGCCGCTCGGCACGGTGATCGTCGTCGACGCGGCGGATTTCGTGAGCGTCACCGGCGATGGGCCGCGGTTCGAAATTTCGGACCAGGCGACCTTGCACATGGAGGATACGGCGCCGACCGATATCTCGACGGCGGGTACGCCGGCGGTCGTTGCCTTCCCGGCAAAATCCATGTTCCAGACCGACTCGCTGGCGTTGCGGTTGATCCTCCCGATCAATTGGACGATCCGCCGCACCGGAACGGTCGCATGGATGGCGGGCGTTACCTGGTAACACCGGGAAATTAAGCGACCGGGAAATTATCCCGGTCGCTCTTTTTCCGTCTCATTTTTGCAACAGGAAAGACAAAGCCAATGACCGACACCGACCACACCGCGGCGGCGAAAAAGCACGCCGACGAAACCCGCAAGAAACTCAAAGAGGAGCGCGACGCGCGCGAGAAGGCGAGCAAGGAACGGGAAAAGGCGGCCGGCGATATCAAGCCGACGCCGACGCAAGAGGAAAACGACCTCGCCGCCTCGGGCGTTCCCGTCACCGAGCACGAGGACGACGGCAGCGGACCCGACCCGAACACGCCGCAAACCAAAGACAAGCAAATGTCGGCCGACAAGCCGGCCGGCTATTCAACCAGGACCGCGTCGGCCAAAGCATGACCGTCCGCGGGTTTCTCAACCGCGTCGCGGGCCGGATCATCGGGAAAGCCGAAGGCGATTACCGACCCGGCCCGTTTTACCTGCCGGTCACCGGCGGATGGCTCCCCGCCGGCGTGCCGGACAACTGGTGGCAATTGGGCTATACGCCGGTCACCGGCGCGCAATCGGCAATGGTCGAGGCGTGCGTTTCCGCCTACGCGCAAACCGTCGCCATGTGTCCAGGCGATCACTGGCGCACCAACGACAACGGCGGCCGCGAGCGCGTCGAAACGAGCGCCTTGTCGCGCCTGTTGCGGCATCCCAACGACTATCAAAGCATTTCCGACTTTTTGCTCAACGCCACGCGCGGGCTTTACCTGACCGGCAACGCCTATGCGCTGGCGCTCCGCAACGACCGCTTTGAGGTGTCCGAATTACATTTGATGAATCCCGACGTTTGTTATCCGCGTGTCGCCTATAACGGCGAGATATTTTACACGCTCGGCGGTAATAACGTGATCGAGGCGCGGCTCGGTAGCCCGCAAGAGCTCATCGTCCCCATGCGCGACGTCCTGCATATCCGTTTGCATACCGAGCGCGTGCGGTTTCCGACGCCGCTCGTCGGCGTCTCGCCGCTCGTCGCCGCCTATTCCGATATCGCCGTCGGCGATGCGATCGCCATGCAACAAACATCGTTCTACAGGAACGAGGCGCGGCCGTCGGCGGTGCTCTCGACCGACCTCGTGCTCGACAAGGACCAGGTCGCCGCCTTGCGCGATCGCTGGAACGAGCAAGCGCGCGGCATGAACCAGGGCAACACGCCGATCCTGACCGCCGGCCTCAAGGTCATGCCGTGGGCGGTGCCGGGGAAGGACGCGGCAACCGCGGAAATTCTCAAGCTCTCGAATGAAAACATCGCGCTCGCGTTCCGCATCCCGTTGCAGATTCTCGGGCTCAACAATGCCGCGGTCAACTCGACCGAGATTTTGATGCAATCATGGATCGCATCGGGCTTGGGCTTTTGCCTCAACCATATCGAGGAAGCGATCGGCCTCTTGTTCGATCTCGACGGGCAACCGTACGAATACGTTGAGTTTGATACCGCGGCGCTGTTGCGCTCGGCGTTCAAGGACCGGATCGAGGGCCTCGCGCGCGCGGTGCAAGGTGGCATCCTGGCGCCCGACGAGGCGCGCGCGCTTGAGGGTTACGCCAAGGTGCCGGGCGGATACGGCAAAGAGCCGCGCGTGCAACAGCAAGTCGTTCCTCTATCCGCGGCGGAAAAAATACCGGCGGCACCGGGACCGGGCGCACCGCCGCCGGCGCCGGCGCCAGCGCCGGGACAAGGTCAAAGCGAGGGCTTGAGCGATGCCGAACGAAAACGCATCCGCCGCAATATCCGCGCGCACCATCGAATTAACCGGCTCGCCGGTTGACCTCGACCTGATCGTCGAGGAGCTCGCGGCGGTCGCCGGCCAGGCCGAGCGCGAGCGCGACCTCTTGCTCGCGCGCAAGCTCGCCGAGTTCGGCCAACGCGAGGCCGAGCACGAACTCCGCTTGCACAAGCTTGAGCAGGAATTACGCAACCGCCTCGTGACGTTGCGCGACGGCGAGAAAGGGGACCGCGGTGAAAAAGGCGAGCAAGGCGAAAAAGGTGAGACGGTCAAAGGCGAGAAAGGCGATACGGGCGCGCCCGGTGAAAAGGGCGAAACGGGCGAGCAAGGCGCGCCCGGCGCCGACGGCGCCGACGGCCGCGACGGGGCCAACGGAGCCAACGGAAACGACGGAGCTCCCGGCGAACGCGGAAACGACGGACGCTCATTCGTAATTCGCGACACCTACGATCCGAACGAAACTTACAAGGCGCTCGACGTTGTGACGCTCAATGCGACCTGGTTTGTCGCGCGCGCCGACGATCCCGGCCCTTGTCCCGGCGCCGGCTGGAAAGCCGGGCCGAGCGGCCGGCGCGGCGAAAAGGGCGAGCGCGGCGAGCGCGGGCCGCGCGGCGAGCAAGGCGCCTGGCGCGAAATCACGTCCTGGGAAATCAACCGCAAGGACTATTCGCTCGTCCCGCTTTTGAGCGACGGCACCAAAGGGCCGCCGATCCCGTTGCGCGCCTTGTTCGAACAATTCCAGGCGGAAACCGCCTAGATGCAATCCACGATCGTAGTCACGGTGCCGGCGACGTCGATCGACCTGATGACGCTCGACGAGCTCAAGGTCGCACTCAACATAACCTCGACGGTGTCCGATCCGTTGCTGGCCGGCATCATCACGCGGGTATCGGCCGAGGTCGCGGCGTACTGCAATAACCGCGTATTCGGTTACGAGACGGTCGTCGAAACCTTTACCGAACTGTCGACCGACGATAAAAACCGCCTGTTCCTCGCGCGCTATCCGGTGGCGATGACCGATATTACGTCGATCACCAACGCCGGCAACGCGGTCGCCACTCCCGACGGCCTCTTGCTCGACTCGCTATGGGGCAAGCTCACCTTGCCGAGCGGCGTTTACGGCGATCAAACCATTATCGAATATTCCGGCGGCTATCATTTGCCCGACGAGGCACCGCCGGCCTTGAAGCAAGCCGCGGTCATGCTCATGCGCGAGGCGTATTACGCAACGGTGCGCGGTGACGCGACCGTGCGCATGATCGGGCACAAGGAAAGCCGCATCATTTATTTCGATCCGAATTTGCTGGCGCGATCGGCCGGCGGCACGAGCGGCGGCACGCCGGCGCAACGCGCCTCACATGATTTGTTGACGCATTTCACGCGCTACGAGGCGTGACACCGTGCCGGAAAAGTCGACGTTCAACATTACGATCGAGCCCTCGCTCGACAAGATCAAGCAATTCCTCACCGACGCGCTCCTCGCCGATCTCGAAAAACTGCACCCCGACGAGGTCGTCGTTATCAAGGGCGTCCGCAAATCCTGGAAGAAACGCTATCACGACACCGACCTCGTCAAGATCGTCTCGGCCAATGACGCCCGCGTTTGCAAGTCTTGCCAGGACATGATCGCGCACAACCCGTATTCGTACGGCGACGCCAAGAAACAGCTTCCGCATCATCCCGGTTGCCGGTGCCAGATACGCTCGTTGCGGTCGACCGATCCCGGCTACCTGGCGCAACCGACGTTCAAGAAAATGGGCAAGTACCTGCAAACCGCGATCCGCAACGCGGCCAAGGCCAAAGGCAAAAAGAAAAAATCGGCGCAGCAACGCGGCGCGACGATTACCAGGCTCCGCAAGAAAGGCCGGCGCTTTGTCGCGCCGAGCGGCTACCGCGCGATCAAGGTTTACAAGCGGCAAAAAGGCAAAGGCACATAAGGGGCACCTAAATGGCCGTGGACTTTTCCGCTCAGGTTTATTTGCCGGGGCAAAACACGTTCGGCCGCGCGATCATTGTCAACGGCGCCGGCCTGGCGCGCGGGATTCTCGACACACGCGAGATCGACGTCGTCGCGATCGACGGCTCGATCGTCTCCGAGCAACGCACGATCCTCGACGTGCGCGACGCCGAATTTAATACCGTGCCGGTCCAGGGCGATCACATTGCGATCCCGGCCGACGGCACCTTGCCCGACGAAGGCACCTGGGAGGTCATTGATAGCGCGCGCAACGGCGGCGGCGAGACGACGCTCACGCTCCGCAAGCTCGTCACCGCGAAACCGACACCGGCGTTGAAGCTCGTCAAGGGCCAATGACGCAAACGCCGGCGCTGATCGTGCGCGACGCGATTTACGACCGCGTCGTCGCCATGCCGTTTTTTGCCGGCTTTACCTTTGCCAAGAACAAGATGCTCCGCGTGCAAACGCAAGACCTGCCCTATTGCGGCGTCTATCTGATTAACGAGCTCCTCGTCCCCGAGGGCGACAGCAACGCCGGCGATATCCGCTTGCGCGATAGCGCGCGGTACGGGTTTTCCGTCATCATTCAGGACAACGAAAACGAGCAAGGCGAGGAAACGCTCGACCAGGCGTTTGCCGAGATCACCAACGGCCTGTTGTGCGACACGACGCTCACCGGATTCAATCGCAAGCTCTTGCAGGGGATCACGCGCGGCGAGCGGATGCACGTCTATGGCTCGGTCGCGCTCGACAACGAGACACCGATCCTCGAATTGCAATTCGACATGACCGCCGACCTCGGCACGGCGATTTTCAAGCCGACGATACCCGACGATTTCCTGACGCTGCATGTCGACGCGCGCCCGATCCAGAATCCCGACGCGCCGATCGTGCAAATGGAATGGAACATGCAAACCGGCGAAATCAACACGCTCACAAAGCGAGGACGCAATGGCAAAAATCCAGGTCACGCCAAACCGCGACGATCTCCCGCCGCATCCGATTGACGGCAAATTGCCGCCCGGCGGCGGGCTATGGACCGCCGATCAATACACGTTCCGCCTGATCCGCGACGGCGACATTACCGAGGTCCCGCCCGAGGGCAGCGGCGATCCGCAACGCGCCGCCGATCCCGGCGGCGAGCACAAAGCAAAAGCCAAAGGGCCGCGGTAAAGCGGCCCTTTTCATTTCTAACCAGGGAGTCGACCCATGCCGATTTCGTTTAATTCCATCCCGCAAGGCTGGAAACTGCCGCTTGTCTATATCGAGGTCGATCCCTCGCAAGCGGGGACGCCGACAAACAACAAGTATGCGTTGCTTGTTGACTACAAGCTCACCGCCGGCGTCGCGCCGACCGATGTTCCGATCGCGTGCGGCTCGATCGCCGACGCCAACAACCTCGCCGGCCAGGGCTCGCCGCTCGCGCGCATGTACGCGCGGTTTTTCCAACTCAACAAGTCGACGCCGGTCCTGATATTGCCGATCGCGCAAGCTGGTTCCGGCGTTGCCGCAACGGGCACCGTCACGGTGACGACGCCGTCGACGCAAGCCGGCGAGCTCGACCTCTACATCGCCGGGCAAAAGGTCGCGGTCGGCGTTGCCGCCGGCGATCCCATTGCGACGGTCGGCACCAATATCGCCGCGGCGATCACCGCCTTGCCCGACTTGCCGGTCACCGCGTCGGCGGCCGGCGCCGTCGTCACGCTTACGGCCAAATGGAAGGGCCTCACCGGCAATGATATCGGGCTTGCGCTCAACGTGCTCGGGCCGAACGGCGGCGAAATGTTGCCGCCGGGCCTCGGCGTCACCTTGCCGGCGCCCGCGGTCCTCTCGGGCGGCGTCGGCGTCCCGACATGGACGACGGCGATCGCCAACCTCGGCGACGAGCCGTACGAATACGTCGGCCTCGGCTTCAACGATAGCGGCACGCTGATCGCCTGGGAAACCGAATACGGATTTTCCGACTCGGGACGGTGGGGTTGGTTGCGCGAGGTTTACGGCCATGTGATCTCGGCCAAGCGCGACACCTATGCCAACCTGTTTTCCTACGGCCCGACCAACAATAGCGGCGTCGTTTCGCTGCTGGCGTTCGAGCCGGATTCGCCGTCGCCGCTCTATGAATGGGTCGGCGCCTATTGCGCGCGCGCCGCGGGGGCCTTGTCGATCGATCCGGCGCGGCCGTTGCAAACCCTGACGCTCGACGGCATTACGCCGGCGCCGAAACACTTGCGCTTTAACAAGACGCAATTGAACGCGCTCGCCGGCGTCGGCCTCGCCGTGCAAATGGTCAACGCCGGCGAGATCGCCGCGCTCGCCCGCGAGCAAACGACGTACCAAAAGAACACGCTCGGGCAACAGGACAACGCCTACGAGCTCATGACGACGCTCGCGACGCTGGCCGAGCTATTCCGCCGGATGCGGCAGTCGATCACCAATAAATACCCGCGCTCGAAACTCGCCGACGACGGCACGCGGTTTGGACCCGGCCAGGCGATCGTCACGCCGAACATCATCCGCGCCGAGCTCGTCGCCGAGTATCGGCAATGCGAATACGACGGCCTCGTCGAAAACGGCGACGCCTTCAAGGCCGCGCTCATCGTCGAGCGCGACGACGTCGACCCAAATCGCGTCAACGTGCTCTACCCGCCCGACGTCATCAATCAATTGCGAATGTTCGCGGTGCTGGCGCAGTTCCGCTTGCAATTCCCGCTCGCGCTCGCGGCCTAACCGAAACCGAAAGGAGCTCGATCCATGTCAAACCGATTTGCGGGCGTCGCCTATTGGTCCGTCGACGGCAAGCAACTCGCCGTCCGCGGCAATCTGGAGGTCATGCCGTCGCGCTACGAGCGCACCGGCATCGCCGGCCAGGACGCCGTACACGGCTATTCGGAATTGCCGGTCGTTCCCTATGTCGCCGGCGACGTCTCGACGCTGGAAGGCACGAGCGTCGAGGCGATCGACGCGGTCACCGACTCGACCATCACCGTCGAGGCGGCCAATGGCTCGGTGTACGTCTTGCGCCGCGCCTGGCGGGCCGAGCGATCGACCGTCAACACGCGCGACGGCCAATTTCATGTCCGCTTTGAGGGCATGTCTTGCGACGAGCTCGTCGCCGCGGCGGCATAAGGATAAGCGCCAATGGCCGTCAACGTGACCGATATCAAGGCGCGCGAGGCAGCGGCGCCGCCGATTCCCGACGACGACAAGACGCCGTTGCCGGGCTATACCTGCGAGCTCACGCGGCCGATCGAGGCGCACGGCCAAACCGTGACCGTGCTCACGTTTCGCGAGCCGACGGCGCGCGATCTCCTGAGCATCGGCAATCCGGTGATCTTCGATCCGATCTCCGACCCGCCGAAAATCGTGCATGATGAAAAGCGCATGAACGCGATGCTCTCGGCACTCGCCGGCGTGCCGCCGTCCTCGATCGCCTCGCTGACGACGCGCGATTTCATCACATGCGCCTGGGGCGTCACGCCTTTTTTCGTGCCGGTGCCGGGCAAGATTTGATCGGCGATTGCATCGGCCTCGCGCTCAATTTCCATTGTAGTCCGCTCGCTTTCGCCGATCTCCCCATGTCGCAAATCCACGACCTCATTCGCGAATTGATCGCGCTCAAGGACAAAAATGCCTAACGAGCAAGACGAGGTCGTCAAGATCGTCGTCGAGGTCGTCGACAAGTTTTCCAAGCCGCTCGACGACATGCGGAAGCAACTCAACAGCGTCGGCGACAAGGCGCCCGGCGTTGACAAGCTGCAAGGGCATTTCGAGAATTTCCGCAAGGCAATCCGCAACGTCGGGAGCGCGCTCAACATCACGCTCTTGCCGGCGTTGCGCTCGCTCGGGCTTGGTTTTGCCGGGATCGCCGCCACAATTTTCGCGACGGTGACGGCGCTCAAGGGCTTTGCCGGCAACCTCGACGTCCTCTCCCGCCTGTCGCGCGAGACGGGCCTCACGATCGACAACATGCGCGAGCTCGAGGCCGTCGGCCGCCGCGTTGGCGCCACGACCGCGGAAATGCGCCAGGGCTTTCGCGACTTTGCCGCCGAGATGCACAAAATCCGCGCGCATGTGCAAAGCGAGACGTTGACCGGCTTGCGCGAGGCCGGCTTGACCGAATACGCCAACCGCTTGCGCCAGGCCAAGACGACCGCGGAAGCCGAAGCTCTGATGTTTCAGGAGCTCGACCGAATCCGCGACCCGACCGAGCGGCGGCGGTTTCTGGCGTTGCATTTTTTCCCGCCGGAATTTGCCGCCGCCACGCGCGCGGAACGCGAGCGCCTTGTTGCCGAATACCGCAAGCAGGTCGGGGCGACCGACAAGGGCGCGATCGACGCCTCGAAACGATTTGAAAAATCGTTATGGGACCTGGGCAATTCGTGGGAAGCCCTCACGAAACAGATGGCGCGCGACGGCACGCTTGAGGGCGTCGTCAAGTCGCTGGAGTCGAGCCTCGACTCGATCGACAAGATCAACAATGCCATTCGCGGCATAGGCAAGCCGGCGCCGGGATCGTTGGGCGACAAGCTCGTCGGGCCGCGCTCGGAGCAATGGCATTTGCCAAAACCG